ATCTTGTGCTGATTGTTTTTGTTTTGCAAGTTTTATATTCTCTCTTACAACTTCTATGTCATTTTTTATTGGATATATTGTTTTGCTTTTACAACTATTGCATAAATACCTTTGTTTGTAATTCCCACCAGCACTTTTCTGTGAACCCTTTTTAATAAGATCCTTGCTACCACAATTAGGGCAGGATAAAAAATATAATCCGTCCTCTGAAAGTTTCATTTTGTTAATCTCTTAAATCCATTGCTATTGTTTATTAAATCTAGCAAATCCTCAAATTCAAAGCAAACCATTACTTTTGAACGGTTTTTAGAGAATATTAATAGTGGTGTTAATTCCTCTGAATTTTCACACGCTTGATCATAGCATTTCCAAACATTTATTTTTTCTACTTTTTTACACTCTACTGCATAAGGAAAAGTATCTCTACCTGCTTTGGACAATATAATATCCATACCACTCTCTCCCATAACAGCTGTCTTTATATCGTGTTCGTTTATGCCCAGCTTTTTAATTATCATCTCTCTGACTTTATTCTGAAAATTTCTACCTTTTGCTTTCGCACTACTTGGTTTCATCTATATTCCTCCTCTTCAAAATCGCAATGGTCATTACATTTAGAGCATAAACCAATCCAAGTTCCATTTATGTTGTGTAAATTTCCTAAAGCAGACCAACCGCAGCAACTTGACAATAATTCTTTTTCATCAGAATCAATAAACAAATCTATGTTTTCTTCAATTTGATCTTTTGTATATCCCTCTACTTCTTTCATAATTTCTCGCTTTCGTTTACTTTATCCCAATCTTTCATATCAGAAGTGTCTATTTCTTTTGCCCAAGTGCTTTCTTTTTCTTCTTTTTTTTGATCTTCTATAAATACTGCTTTTACTATTTCATCAACTATTTCTCTAAATTCATTTTGTTCGTAATGACTTATACTAATCTCTTTAACTAAATGTATTACTTGATTCCATTTAGCAGTATTTTTATGCAACTCTTGTTGCGTCTTTAATAATAGATTACTCATTTGTATTCCTTTCTAGGTTGTATTCGTTGATCGCAACACGAAACATATAAATCTCTGTATTCCGATACTGTTTTTTGTTTGTTGCAAACTGCACACTCATAAATAAAAATCGGCTCATCTGGTTCACTTTGTAATACCACTTCATCAGTCCACCTTTCTTGATTAAGATAAGTTTCTGGATTAGGTATGTATTGTTGGTTTTGCCATTGATTCGACTTCTTTTGCAATTCTAAATTCTTTAATATTAAATCAATAGGATAATTGTTTGAATTAAATTTATCCTCTACTTTTTTCTTACCAACCTTTTTAGGATAATGCTTCCAGAATAAATTAAAATCTTTGTTTTCTTTATTCTTACTTTCTTCCTTTCTTATAATATGGTTATTAGCTGGTTGTCTTCTGGTTGGTTTTAATTCATTGTATCGTTGATATCCGACAATAATTAGGTGGGTTAGTAGTTGGTTAGATTTTACCTCAATCATATTTGTTTTTTGAAGTTTTTTTAAAAAAGTTCTTAGTTGCTGCCTTGACATATTATTACGATTAGCAAAATTTTTTTGTGAGAATACAATTTCCCCTCTATTTACTTTTATAATTTGATTATTAATCAACATTGATGAGGACTTTATACTAGCCCTCATCAACATATCTATCCAACATTTTAGGTATAATGGATTGCTCCAGATCCAGTTGTCTTGGATCTTTCGATAAAGTTTTATAAAACTATTATCCATTGAGCAAGTAAGTTACACCAAAACAAATGATGGCTAATACGACTACTAAGAAAACACCATCTATCATTCTACCTCCATATATTTGCTAAGACTAGCTATTGCTTTTTTGTAAACATCGATATTATTTCTTATACCATTTTTATTTTTTTGTAGCCATTGCCTTGCTTGTTTATCTAATATTCCTTTTTCTAATGCCTCTTTTTCAAGCCTATCAAACTTTGTGACTTGTGTGACTGTTGGTGGTTTGACTTGCCAATCATCTGATTCTACATCTGTGTAGAAAAATTTGTCGCCATATAGTCCTAACAATTTAAGAGTTGCTCTGGCTTTACCCCTTTTTTCAGCCATAGCCCAAAAGTATTGATTTTTGCAATTAAGATCATTAGCCTCGCCAAAAGTTTCTTCTTCGACTAAACCAAGTTCATCGCTTTCCAGCCAACCTTTTACTTTTATTGCAACTCCCATTCCTTCTCTATGCTCAAGATTATCAGACATTTCAAACTTTATGCCTTCCGTGTCTATCATCTTGACCACTCCACCAAAAGATATAATCTTCTTACCACGAAGAACCCAAAAATCTCCCTCTTCCAGATTATACTTTTTAATTAGATCTTCACTCATACTTCCTCCCATAGTTGTTCATAGCTAGTTCCAGTCACGTAGCATATAGCTAACTTAGATTGCATTGGAACTTTATTTTGTTTTCTCCATTGACTTATAGTCACTCGATTTATTTCTAAACGTCTGGCTATCCAAGAATTAGTTCTTTCATTGGTAGTTAGCCAAATGTCTAAAAGATAAAATACATTATTAGTCATACTTTTTCCAATCCTCCTTCCACCCACTTTCGATTGCTGCGGATATTAATTGATCTTTAGTTAAATGACTTGCTGACATATAATCATAAAAAGTCAAATCTCCAGAATCTATTTGTTTTCCATTTGATTCGACTATTTGTCTATCGATATATTGTATTTCAGCAACTTTATTAATTCTTAAATACAATATCATAGAATTGATTTGTTTATCTGATATTATTTTCATTGTGATATACTCCATTCGTATTCTTCTTCCAAACTTTCATTAAGTTCTTCTTTAAAATCATCTTCGTTTTTTTGTACTTTTTTTCCATAGTGTCCGTTTTTTTGATCCAGAGATATAACAATTTGTCCATCACTTTCCCAATATTCGTAACTATAAAATTCAGTTTCTGCATTACCATCAGTAACCACAGATTGAAATATAATAGGAGCCTCTTCATCAATACACTTGTCGTCTAAGAAATCTTTTAACTTAGAAACCGTAACTTGACTTGTTTTTCTTTCAAACCAATACTGATGTGTATCTTTCCAATGTTCTATTTTTTCTTTGATCCATTTTTCTTTTTTCTTTTTTGACATTCCAACCTCTTGTTGTTAATAAAACTTTGGACATAGCTATAGGAGAACTAACTGATAGTGAATAATGAGATATAAGATATAGCTATGCCCAATAATAAATAATAGTTTGTTTTTGTTCATTCCTTGCTGCTAAATATAAATATAAATATACAAATGTGTAAAGAAAATAATACAAATAAGTAAAAAAAAATTTTAAGTATGAATATAAAATTATAAATATTAAATTAAATTCCTTTCTATATGTTCATTCATATAACCTTGTTTGTTAGCGAGAAGGGGGAGTTTTTTTCTCCCCCTTTCGTTTTTATTTACTATTAAAATAATTTAAAATACTCGCTTTGTTATTGTGTTGTAGATCTAGTTCATCGTAATTACGAATAATAAAGATAGTTTCATCTTTTGTTAAATTCGCATCTTCTCTGAATCTAGGATCAAACACATTATAAGTTCCTTTATCTCTAGTATTTAGAAATCTAAAGAACTTTTCCTTACTAACACTCATTGCGTTCCTTCCTTTCGTAAGAGTTCATTAACTTTACTTTGTGATAATAACCTTTTTTTGAATCATCAAATCCAGAAGTAAAATAAACCCCTTGATTTAATTTATTAGTTGCTTTCGAACAAATTTCGGTATTGGTTGTAGCCCAGCCAAGATTGTGGATTTCTAATCCTTCCTCCATTGCTACTTGACAATGAGCGTTTACCATTTCTTCAAATTGTTCCTCCGTATATTGACTCATATTATTCCTCCTTGTATCTATCTTCTGGTTGTTCATTATCTCTTGGAATCAAACTCCAAACTGTTTTTCCATCTTTAAATTTACTTTTATAAATAGAATATTTCTCGAATCCAAAATCCGTAATATCCCCAAAAGAGTTACCTTCTGGATCCGAAGAAATATCAATATAATCTTCTGGATTTAAAGACATAAGACGATTAATCAAAGTTCCAACCTTCATACGAAAACCATCTTCTTTTGTGTATGCTTGATATTTTGGAGATTTAAAAATATAATTTTTATCTCTCTCTTGGATATAACCATACTCATAATTTTCGGCTTTGTTTTTAAGGTAATCGATTCGAAATTTATAATAATCTATTTCTTGTTTTCTCGTTTGGAATCTCGCATAAGGTTTTAAAGTTCCATTTTTTAAACCTTCCTTTGCGTGTTTAGATATAAAATACTTTTTGTTTTTATATTTAAACATTCCATTATTTATTAATGCTGAAATTCCAACGCAATAATATCCATTCGGACGTTTTTTATTATCATTGTATTTTAAGTCATAAAAAAATTGTTGCATCTCAGAATAAGATACACCTTCTTTTTTATCCTTCATAAACTCCAGCAATTTGATTGCGTTACTTTTTCTCATTTTGTTTATCCTCTCTTATTTGTTCTAAATAGATTTCGACCAATACGTCATAGGGTGCTGAACATATAAAAGTACCCACCCAATAAGCCAAATAGTTTACAAATTGTTCTGAGTTTTCAATATTAATATCATTAAGTTCCAGATCCATATCATCTTTCAACCATTCAGCCCAACCGAAAAAATTCAATCCGATAAATTCAGTTGCTTTACCATAACCAATAATAAAATAGTCCTCGTTGAAAACACGATTTGCTAAGTCATATTCGTTTAGTTGGTCAAGCGTTAATTTATCTGGAAGGTTTTCGTTTACGTAATCGATTGCCTTATCTCTGATTTGTTCGATGTTGCTTAATAAAGAATCTTGATTATAAAAACCACTAATTTTTATTACATCTTCTTTAAAAAGCGATTTTGCTCGTTTGGTTATTATTGAAGTGACTTGTTTTTTAGTTAAAACGACATCATCAATATTAAACCCATCATTATTATTATTCATTGTTAGTACCTCGTTTTGTTATTAATAAAAATTTTTTCAGTATAAAAATAAAAACTTGTTTAGTAAAAAAATAAAAATACCCTCCAGAAAATAATATAATATCTAGATCGGAAACTTTAAAAAGTTGAAATTTTTGGGTGTTCTCTTTCTGGGTTTTGTTTTTCATAATTTCGCAGCTTGTTTGCTATGACTGTTTTTTTAGCCTAGTTCCTTAATTGCTTTTTTTAGTTGCTCCCAGAAGAACAAGAGAAAAAAGCTATATGTTATTATCTCTATTATCATTTTTTTGTTCCTTATGTTGTTAGTGTATCGGCGTTACTATGGTAACATTTTTAAATTTAGGCATTCCACAAGCGTGACCTTGATTAGTACAATTTTGACAAATGCCTCCACAAATGAATGTCTTGTGAAATCCTAAACTCTTGGCTTTTTGTCTTAGTTCTTTTTTATCTTCTTTTGTCAAATCCGTAGGCTTGACTTTTTTATCCATAGGCAAACCTATAAAGTGACCTCTTACAAAGTCATATTTTTCTAGAACTTTTTTAAGAGGTTTATATATCGGATGCACTCCAGAGCTGAGATTTAGCAAAAAGTTTTTGGGTATATTTTCGGCTCCATATACATCAATAAAGTTTTTGAAAAGATGTAAACTTTTTGAATATGCGTAAGCTCTAAGTGTTGGGAACTTGTTAAGTATATCGAACCAAGCTATCATTTTATCCAAGCTTTGAAAATCTCCATCGTTGTATAATCTAAAATTTACGACTTGGAGATCCTTAACTTCTCTTTTATATATTCTTCTGGATAAGTTCCATCTTAAAGAATCTTCTATAATTTCGAAAGCGTGATTCTCCAATATGGTATTGGCAACCCATCGAGCAACGACATTTGGATTTCTTAAACTCTTGAATGAATAGCAAAAACTTAAACAACCTCCAGCCCCTCCACAATTTACCTTTGGCATCGTTGAGAAGTTCAAGAAGTTTAATTTGTCGTTCCCATCTGAAAAGATGGTTATATTATTTATTTTACCTTTGCCATCAAAAAGTTTATAAAGTTCTTCCTTAGGATTTGAAGAGTTACAAGCTTTAAGAATCGGAAGTAATTTATCTTGGTAAATGTTTTGAGGGCTACCAAGATATTTCTTTTTTTTGTCTGGGTTTTTATTTCCTTTGAATTGACTCATCGCGTTATGGTCGAAAGGATTATTATCCAGCCAATTATTAACAATATTAATTGAAGAGTCATAATCTTTACGAACTACTAAACCAGCAAAGCTTAAGACATCTTCTCTTTTTGTTAGTTCCATATTTGTTAATTCCTTGTTTGTTATCATCTCTGATAATTTAACTATAACCACAGTTAGATGTTAGTTTTTTTTACATATCTAGTAAAATATTTTTATTATCTTTTGGGGTTTTATACCTAGGCAACACCACGCCCCAACTTTTAAAACGACAATTTCAAGCGTTGGTTGATTTTTACCCCCAAAGGCGTATATTTATATTAATGTAAAGTCTATTAGTGATCCTCGCAGAAATGCGATTAACGACTAGCGTATAAATAGTAATAATTTAATACTCATATACTAAGAATCAAGAAAATAAAAAATTCCCGTAAACGACTAATAATAAGAGAGATGTGCAATGTATATCAAGTAACACTTTAACCTGAAAAAAACTAGACAACAAATCCTAAATTTTGGTGGTTTTTTATAAATATTTTCCCCTAAATTACTCTATGCCTAAATATGATTATATATGTCTTGAAACAAATAATGTTTTCGAGGTGGAGCAAAAGATGACAGATGATCCTCTCGAAAGATGTATTTGTTGTAAAGAAAGATTTCTTGTAAAAAGAATACCTTCTGTGCCATTATTAGTCGTTAATACTCCAGCATCGATGACAGATCGTAAATTATATAAAGAATTGGATATAGATTAATGTTTGATTACTGTTCGCTAATAAAAGCTTATTGTTCGTTTGCAGCGAAAGAAAAAGAACTTACATATTGTGGTTTAGCTACTGGTAAAAAAGTAGAAACAAGAGTAGATTATTTAAAAAATTGTCCAAAAGACAAATTAAAAAAGAGGAGATAGTTATGCCTTATCATTATGGAAAAATGAAAAAGAAAAAAAAGAAAAAAAAGATGAAGAGAGGTAAAAAGAAATAATGGCTAAAAATTTAAAAGGTGTTAGTCTGAAAGGATTAACCAAAGTACAGAAAAGACAGATGAGCAGACATAAGGTTCATCATACAAAAGCACATTTACGATCAATGGCAGCAGCTATGAGAAAGGGCAAAACCTTTAAACAAGCTCATACTGCAGCAATGCGTAAGGTTGGTAAATGAATGTTACCGTATCATCTGCTAGAAACTTTATACCGAAGCGTCTTTATGGAATGCGTAAAAAAAGTATAAAGTCTAAATTAAAAGGCAGTCCATTTAAAAAAAAATTTAAATACTTAAAGGGGTAAGTTATGTGGGAATTATTTAAAGATAAAAACGAGTACAATGAAAAAAATATTATAGGTTTTCTATCCTTTGCTTTGATGTGTGTATTTGGCATAGTTGATTTAGCAATGGGTATTATTGGAATAGAATTAATGGTAAACGATTACATATATAACTCATTTGTCTGGGTAACGCTTGGATCATTTGGAATTGCAGGAGCAGAAAAAGTCTATAAAAAATGAGGCGATCATTATTTAAAGAACGCACTAGAAAGTCAAATGGTGCAAAAAAAACTCGGCAAGGTATGAGCCATAATACAAAGTTTGGAAATAAACAATCTAAGAAATACTATAAGAAAAAATACATTGGTCAAGGTAAGTGAGTAATTTAGAATTAAAAAAAGCCAATCAAATGGCTGCTATTGATTTATTGATCCACAATCCAGAATTAACAAAGAAAGAATTAGCCGAACACCTTAAGCTAGGAGAATCTACAATACATAGCTGGTTTGCAGATGATAGGTTTATTGATTTATACTATAAAAAATATATGGTTTCTTTCAACTCTAAGCTGCCAATGGTATTAGATAGTATGATAAGAGAGGCAGTCGAAGGTAATGTCCAGGCAGGGCGTCTTGTATTAGAACATTCAGGAAAGCTAGTCAAAAACATCAATGTAACAGTAGATAGTCCATTCGAAAAGTTTTTAAAAGCAGAAGAGATTGATGCAAAAGATATTATCGATGCTGAAAGTGAAGAGGTTACTGAAATACTAGAAACTCTTCCAGAGAGAAATCCAGAAAATGACAAACCAAGAAAAAGAGAGATTAGTGAAAAAAAAGCAGTAGAAAGAATTAAAAAAGGTAAAAAACCATCTCAAGAAAAACTGAGAGAAGATAGAGCAAGTAGATATGCTTTATTGCAACGAGCTAAAAAGGTTGGATTGAAACCATTACCCTCACGACGTCCTACTAATAGTGAAAGAAGAAAGTGGTTAAAAAAATTAGAAGAGTTAGAATTTAAGCAACGCCAAAATCTTCAGGCATAATATCATATTTTTCATATAATTCTGACATTTCCATTGAGATATAAGCTATATTGCTTTTGTCTATTTCTTTTGTTGATGTTTTATTTGGTGCTATTTTCATACATAAAAACCCTAGTAGTTCGTTATTAGCTTCAGAGATTTCTCTTAGCTCTACAATCATTAAATATAATTTCTGAATCAAATCTTTCATTCTACTAGTTTACGCATACTAGTTGAAAGATTCCTTATAAATTCTTTGAAAAACCCATTTATTTCAGCATCAATCTTTTTTTCCATAATTTCAAATGCTTCATCATCAGATGTAAAAAAGAATTTTCTTTGCGGCACTTTAGCAAAATCTCCCATATACCCTTTGTATGATTTATCATCTCTTATTACTCCAGATACTTTGCTTTCCAAGTGTTGTTCGTATTTTTCAAGCTCTGTTCCAACAGCAGAAGCAAGATTTGCTTCATCTATCCCATAATTGATACTTCTTTCTAGTTCTCCAGTATCTGTCATAATTTTATTATTTTTTATTTTAGATTCGTTGTGATCGTGCTTTATAGCTAAATATTTATAGGTAGATGGTGCATATTTTTTACCAGTAATATCTCTTTCCGTTTTAAATGTTTCTTTAACTTTTTTTTTAGCAAAGATTGCTAAACCCTCAAGTGATGAAAGAAGATTTGTATTGAATGCTTCTCCAGTAACCTTGTTAAAATTGAAATTAACTCTAACTTGCTGGAACAGTTTCATCTTGTTGTATCTCTGTTTCATTCACAGATTTATTAGCTTGTATGATTTGCTGTGCTTCGCTAATACTCAAATCTTTGTTTTCTTCTGCTAATAATTGTGCCTGAGTAGTTAGGTTGTGTTTAAGTTTATATTCATTTAACATAATCTTATCTTGCGTAGTCATAGGATATTCAACCTCAGAAAAGTCTACTTTAAATTGCGAAACTTCTGGTAATCCTAAATTATTTGCTAGTGAAAGGGCATACTCTACTTTATAAAACTCTTTTTCATATTGACGATACAATTCTTTATCATCAATAAAATCTTCGTGGCGTTCTAAATCTTTAATCATTAATGATATACCACTAGGTACTTCCCCACCAGATTGTGCAAAAGTTACAAATAAGTGATTATTTAATGCTACAAGTTCAATCTGCCATTTTATATTTTCAATTACAGCTTCTACATTACCTTCTGGCGAAACAATATTATAGCTACTTCCTTCAGGCAGAGTAAGAATTTCGTCTGATCCTGCTCTAACATTTGAGTTGTCAGATATAAGTCCAGTTACTACTGGTTGTCCAAACATTTGGAATCTTAATCCTAGTTGCATTTCAGTCATTGTAATATTAATATGTTCATTGGCAGATATTAAATCAGATGCACCTTCAACAAAGAAAGAATCTAATTGTTCTTCTCTGTGTGTGAATACAAAAGGCAAAACACCTAAATTGTGTTGTATTTCCTCTAGTATATCTCCGTTTTCATTAAATTTGATGTGAATTTCTTTATCCCAATAAGCATACATTAGTTCTTCTGTATCAGAAATATCAGCGTGTCCTTGCATCATTGGATATACAATAGATTCTGGTTTGTAAGGATTATTTCCAAAGTACGGCTCAAAATAATAAATAGGACGATATTCAAACCTTTGTTCTTCTTCATCATACATTACATAAGTAGCACAAGTTCCAAGCAAACGAGTCATTCGTTCCATTTGTTTCATTCTTGCATTCTTGACAATAGTATAATCTAAGTATCTTTCACTTACATTTCTTTTTGCACCAATAGTATAAATCTTTGACATACGATTTACGAATTTTTTAACGATGTTAGTATTGTAATGAGGAATTTCTTGGAATGCGTCAGATTTAAAATATCCTTCAATATATTGATCTGTAAGTGAGCCAGAATAATAATCTAAAAATTTTCTTACTTCTTGTCTACGAGCTTTTGCTTGTTCTTCTTTAAAATGTGTTAATGAATCTTGTATAATTTCTCTAGCTGTTAAAACCATTAAAGTATTCCTTTTATCGTGATATTCTTCCAATGAAATTACTTCTAATTGGGAATCTATTCAATATAAAATATCTAAAAGCATCGCAACCGTGTTCATAATATCCGTCCTTAATAGGATTATTAGAAATTGATTTGCCTTCCACAGCTTCTGGGAATCTATATCCTTCGAAATCCTCTGCAATTCCTACACACTTTTTATCCACTTTTATTCTTCTTAGTCCATCTGCATTTTCAAAAAATCCACGACAATAACTTACACCAGATTGTATATCACGAGATAGTTTGTCCATTCTGTATTCTACATAAATTCCGTGTCTGCGTAAGATGTGAATATCTCCCATTCCAGATTGTCCTTGTACAAAACTACCTGCAGGATCTCCGTAATAGGTAATGACTGGATAGTTTTTCTTTTTTATCATTTCTGCTAATTTATCTGTTGGTATATTGCGTTCGTGAATTATTTCATCAATAATATTAATATGCCAATTACCATCTTGCTTAAATGTTTGAAACCATAATACTGATGGCATTCTAAAACCAAAGTCCATTGAACAATAGGTTGGTAAATTTTCTTGATATGGAACATCTCCCATATCTATTTCTCTGTCAAATGGATATACTCTTCCTTCCATTGATGTAAACTTTGCTGCAAACTCTTGGTCAAATAATTCTTTGGACATATTTCTTTTTCGTTCTTGAATAAAAGAATCTTTCTTTCCTTCTGGAAACGCATATTGATTTTCCCAACTTGGAGATTGTTGTGAATACCATTGAGGATCTGTTTGACCTAATAAAAACAAATCATATATCCAATTAAATCCTTCAGGTGTAGTGATAAAGATGGCTTTACCCTTTCTATCTACAAGAGTGGGAGATAAATACATATCCCATATTCTTCTTGGCATTTTTGCTGCCTCATCTATAATTAATAAATCTACTCCTTCTCCGACTAGCGAGTCTGGGTTTTCGCAAGACATACCTTCTACTGTTGTTCCCCATTTAAATTTTATATACTGTTCTTTTTCAGATGCTCTATCAATATCGTTTGCTTTACCTGCTACCATATCTTTCCATATTTCACGGAACATTAATCTTGATTTTTTGTAAGATAATCCAACAAGCCATATTTTTTTATTAGGTTGTGCTGCGTAAAATTCAGCTTCACGGAATGCTGCAGTAGTTTTACCATACCTTCTACCACAGATGTTTACGAAATAAGATGCGTCAGGTTTGTCAGGAAAATGTAATTTTCTTTGCCCTTCGTGTGGTTGATATTTCATAAAGTCAAACCACTTTTGTTTGAACTCGAACTCTTTATTTTTCTTTGACATTCTAATTGTCATTAATTTAAATCATAATTAACTTAATACCATAATATAATCCACTTAAGGAGTAAAAATGTCTGAAGAAACACAGAATACAGCCGTTGAGGAAGCTGTAAAAGAACCTCAAGTCAGTCAAGACGAAAAAAAGACACAAGAAGCTGTTCCATATTATCGTTTTCAGGAGCTAGTGAAAGAACGAAATGAATTGAAAAGCAAAGTAGATCAGATAGCAACTGCACAGGAAGAACAGCGTAAAAAGACTTTAGAAGAGCAAGGCGAATACAAAGCTCTCTTAGTTGAAGAACAAAATAAGAATAAAGATTTACAAACCAAGTTTGATGAGGTTAATGAATCTTTTTCTAATTATGTAAATCAAGAAAGAGAATCACTTCTAAGTAAAATTCCTGAAACGAAAAGAGAAAAATTTGAGAAGGTAGATGATTTATCTCTTTTGCGTGACATAGCATCAGAATTTGATTCAAAGTCTGGTGTAAATGTAGGACAAGTTGAGAATAAAGTATCTGTACAGAAGTTTAAGGGTAATCCTTTTTCTGATATGGGAGATGCTAAACAGCGAAGAGGATCGCATAAAGACTTGATAAGTCATTACCTTAAGAAAAAATAAACATTTTAAATCTTAAGGAGAGTAAATAAAATGGCTGACGGAAATGTAACAAAGACAACAGCTGCCAATTTTATACCAGAGATGTGGAGAGATGCAATTCTTGATTATGCTGAAAGAAAATTTCAGTTAAGAAATCAAGTATTAGACTTTTCATCTATGTTATCAAGTGGTGGCGACATACTTAATATTCCAAAGGTTACTGAAGAAACTGCTGCTGCAAAATCAGCAAATACTGCAGTAACATATACTAACAATACTGACGGAGTTATCCAACTCGCAGTCGATCAACATCACTACGAAGCTAAAAGAATCGAGGACATCGTAAGAGTTCAAGAATCTGCTGATCTATTTAATGCTTATGCACAGTCAATGGGTTATGCTTTAGCTAAGAAAGTAGAAAATTACCTTGCAGTAGATATTTTACAATCTGCTACTGGTAACGATGTGTCACTTTCAACTGACAACACTTTCACAACTGCTTTAATTAGATCTGGTTTACAAAAACTACTTGATGCAGGACACGATTACACAGACGGAGAACATTATTTCTATTGTTCACCAGCTGCGTATATGTCACTATTATCTTTAGGCGACTTCACAGAAGCACAAAAAAGAGGAGATGCAGAAAATCCTCTTGCTTCAGGAAGAATTGTTAATGCTTATGGATTAGAAGTGTATCCAAGCACAGACTGGGACGATGACGGTGGTTCAGGAGATGAAACTGCAACAATCTTCAACAGAAACTCTGTGTATTTTGCACAGCAGTTAGCTCCAAGAGTTCAAAGTTCTTATGACATTGACCACTTGGCAACTTCTGTTGTAGCTGATGTTTTATTTGGAGCTGCTTTATCACACGCTGCAAATTCAACAGCAATGGGTATTGTTAATTTCAACAATGCGTAATAGTTAATTAGGGGAGCTTTATGCTCCCCTTAACTAGGAGATTAATATGGCTAATTTTACATCAACTCATACTGGAGCAATAGTTGATTCATCTGTAACCAAAGTAAATGCTAGTGGAGTAACACAAGCAGACTTAACTAAGTTAAATGATGTTACTGCAACTGCTTCAGAGTTAAATCAATTAGACGACAAAACAGTCGGTGGTACAAATAGTGACGATATAGTCGATATTGCATCATCGCAAACCTTAAGCAATAAAACGCTTGAGGGTGGAACTTATACATAAATTTTAGGAGAATAATATGGCTAATACAGTCCAAATTAAAAGACATAGTAGTAATACTAACACATCAGCTCCAGGTAGTTTGGCTAGTGGAGAGTTAGCATTAAATCAGGCAAGTAAAAAATTATATGTCGGTAGACATAATAATAGTAGTGTTGAAGTATTTCACTTACCTACATTGCAAGATATAACTTATGGCAATGGAGTTAGTGGTACTGTAGCTTCTGGAACAGATGATAATTCTGTTACACTTGCTTTAGATGTAACTGATTCTAATGTGTTTGCTTCAACTAGTGCAAAGGGATTAGCTTCTTTTTCAAGCGATAATTTTGATGTAACTAGTGGAGTAGTAACCATTAAAACTGGTGGTGTCGTAACTGCAGAGATTGCAGCCGATGCTATTACTGGTGCTAAGATTGCAGATGATGCAGTTGATAGTGAACACCTAGCTGCTGGTGGTATTGATGAAGAACACATTGCAAACGATGCAGTAACTGCTAATAAAATTGTAGACAACATTGCCTTAGCTGGTAATTGTAGCACAACTGGTAACTTTACCGTTGGTGGAAACTTAGTAGTTCAAGGAGATACTACTACTTTAAATACAGCTACATTAACAGTTGAAGATAAAGAGATTGTTATTGCAAGTGGTGCTGCAGATTCATCTGCTGCTGACGGAGCAGGAATTAGAGTAGACGGAGCAAGTGCTACGATACTTTACGATCATACTGGCACTCAATGGGAGTTTAATAAAGCTATTGAGGCACAGCAGGGTTTTGTTGATACCACTTTTGACGGTGGAACTTACTAAGTTAGGAGAACACTATGGCTAATACTATTAAGATAAAAGCTGGTAGTGGTACACCTACTACGAGTAATATCGTTGATAGAGAACTTGCATTTGATAGAGGTGCGAACAAATTATACATCAATGACAATGGAACTATTGTAGATCTAACTGGATCTGGAGCTAGTGGAGATATTGAAGGTGTAACTGCTGGAACTGGTTTATCTGGTGGTGGTACATCTGGCACAGTAACTTTAAATATAGATTCAACAGTAGCTACACTTACTGGCTCACAAACACTTACTAACAAAACTTTAGCAAGTCCTGCTTTTACTGGAGATATAAATTTTACTGATGCTTCTACACCAGTATTCAATGTAACAGACACTACAAATACTGTTACAACAAAAATACAATCTGCAGATAGTTCTGGATTAGTAGGAACAAGCACAGACCATAATTTTAATATAATTAGAAATAATGTATCTCAAATTTTATTACAAGACGGATTTTTAATTATTAATAATCCTGGTAATGATGTAGATGTAAACATAAAAGATTCAAGTGCAAATTCATTATTTAGAACAGATGCTGCAAATTCAAGAGTAGGTATTTTAGATGCTTCGCCAAGTTTTACTTTAGATGTTAATGGAACTGGTAGATTTACTGGTGCAGTACAATTAGATGATAACTTGACTGTATCTGGTAATTTAATAGCTGATACTATTGATGTAGCTGGAGATATTACACTTGACGCAGACGGAGCTGATATAATATTAAAAGACGGTGGTACAGAATTTGGTAGACTAACAAACTTCTTAGGTGGATTAACTTTGAAAACAGGTTCATCTTCTTCTAACGGTCTTATATTCTCAGCAGACGGAACTACTATGATTACTGGAGGAAGTGTACAGATGTCAGGAGGTTTTGTTCTTGACGGTAATACTATTACAGGTGTAGATGACTCAGGAGAATTTACTGATGATGATGCTCACATTATGACATCTGCAGCTGTTAATGATAGAATACTGTCTTTTGGTTATATAACTACTGATACAAATACAGTAACTACTAACATAGCAGGTACTGGTATTGATGTAAGTTCTGGTACTGGTAATTCTACTATTAGTGTTGATGTATCTGACTTTATGTCTAATGGTAGCAATAACAGAATATTAACTGCTACTGGTGCAGATGCTATGAACGCAGAAGCTAATCTTACTTTTGATGGAAGCACATTAGCTTTAGATGGTGTTTTAACAGTAACTGAGGGAAGTGGAACTAATACAGTAGTAAACCTTAATGGATCTGCAGCAACATTTTTAGAAAAAGATACTGGAACTGAATTTTACATAGCAAACAATGCACAAGATAAAGACATAATTCTTAGAGTAAATGATGGTGGCTCAAATGTTACTGCCATAAGAATAGATGCAAGTGAAATAGGTAGAGTTAAATTACCTAACGATGCACAAAGATTAGTGCTTGGTGCAAGTGATGATTTACATTTAGAACATAATGGAACAAATAGTTTTTTCAGCAATCAAACTGGAGATTTTTACATACAAAACCAAGCAGATGATAAAGACATAATTTTTAGAGCTGACGATGGTAGTGGTGGAAATACACCTTACATAACCTTAGATGGTAGTGCAGGTTTTACTGTAGCACAAAAAAGAATTAGATTTAATGATAATGTTCTTGCTTCATTTGGCGATGGACAAGATGCGTATATCTATCACGATGGTACTGATACTCAAATTGTTAATGAAAATGGAGATTTATTTATTCAAAACTTAGCTAACGATAAAGATATTAGATTTAGAAGTGATGATGGAAGTGGAGGAGTAGCAGAATATTTTAGAGTAGATGGAAGCTCTGAACTAACTTTATTTAGCAAACAGACATCTCATTTAGATAATGTAAGAGCAAACTTTGGAGATGTTTCAGACTTAAGAATATATCACGATAGCTCAAATAGCTACATACAACATTTAGGAACTGGTAATTTAATAATTCAACAAGGTTTAGATGATGGAGATTTAGTTTTACAATGCGACGATGGTAGTGGTGGAGTAACTGCTTACCTAACATTAGATGGCAGTAATACTTCTATTTATGCTTATAAACCACTTTTTGTAGGTAGTAGTGCACAAATACAATTAGATGATGTCAATAGTAGATTATTACTTAAAGATGATATAAGTTTAAAACTTGGAACTGGTGGAGATTTTGTTGCATTTCACAACGGAAGTAATACATTTTTAAGAGAAAATACTGGTGGATTATTTATTGACCAATTAGTAGATGATGGAGATATAAGCCTTAGAAGTGATGATGGTTCAGGTGGAATAACTGCTTACATAACATTAGATGGTAGTATAACTAAAACTACTTTCAATCAAGATGCAAGAGTTGTTGATAACAAAAAAATTGCTTTTGGTAATGCAGATGATTTACAAATCTATCACGATGGTAATAACAATGTTATCAACACAGTAAAACAAGATGCAGATTTATTCTTTGTTGTAAACGATGGTGGTGCAACTAAAAATGCTATTCAAATAGATGGAAGTGATAATGGTAGTGTTTTTCTGAAAAACGATAATCAATATTTATATATTGGTGCTGGTAATGATATTGCTATTGGACACGATGGCACGAACTCTATTTTTTATAACTATACTGGAACTTTACAAATAAGAACTGTTGCAGAAGACCAAGATATGTTTTTATCTGTTAATGATGGTGGTAGTCATATACACGCATTACAAATAGATGCAAGTGATGGTGGTAGTGCAATTTTTAGTCACGATGTAAAAGTCAATGATAATGGTAAATTAAAAGCTGGTAGTGGTAATGATTTTACTATACATCACGATGCAAGTCATACTTTTGTACAAAATACAACTGGTAATTTACTTATAAGAAATCAATCTCATGGTAGCAAACTACAATTCGGTACAGAAGATAGTAGTGGTACTTTAGCTTATGTTTTAAATATAACTGGAGATAATCATAGAGTCGGTATAGGAGTCACAGACCCTGGAGAAAAATTAGATTTAAGAGGTGGTAATTTTAGAGTAGGTGGATTTAATACTGGAAGTGATTTTGGTGCAATATTTACACCTGCTGATTCAGCATCTTATTGGCACATATACAATGACGCAGGTGGACATTTAGCATTTGGTAGAAGTGCAACAATAGGTAGTTCAGAAAAGATGAGAATAGACTCATCAGGAAATGTCGGTATTGGAACTACATCACCTGGTGCTTTGTTCCACGTTCAAGAAAGTGGTACTGGAGCAGGTATTGGTGGTATTATAACTGAAACTACTACTCAAAATGGTAATGCTGGTATAAGATTTAGAACAGATGGAACTGATAGATGGGCAATAACAACTATTGGAACTAACGGTTCAGATTTAAGAATTAGAGATGCAGATGGTAGTGCAGATAGAATACAAATAGATTCAAGTGGAGATTTACATTGTGATCAAGATGTTGTAGCATTTTCTTCTACGCCTTCTGATAAAAAATTAAAAACAAATGTTAAAAATATTGATTATGGTTTAGATACTATTATGAAACTAAAACCAAAACAATATGATTGGAAAACAGACGACAGACACGATATAGGATTTATTGCACAAGAAGTAGAACAAGTAATACCTGAAATAGTAAAAGATAAAAAACACTTTGATAAAGAAATAAAGACTTTGAATTATGAAAAATTAACTGCTGTATTGATAAAAGCAGTTCAAGAACAACAAGTTCAAATAGAAGAACTTAAAACTAAAATAGGAGAATAAAATGGCTAAAATAATCGCAGAAAAAGCACAAGAACAAGCAGAAAGCTCAGTCAAAATGGTTGAAATAAAGCATACAAGAACTATGAAAGATGCAGCTGGTAAAGATGTTGAAGTAGTTGATTATATTGATGTAAAATCAGTAGATGAAGCAATTTCACAAGCAGAATCCAGAAAAGCAAGTCTTGAAGCACAAGTAGTTGAAGTAGATGCAGAATTAGTTGATTTAAAAGCAATTAAAGACGCATAATGACTTTAACTTCATCAGGACAAATTAGCATTAGTGATATTAATGGAGAATTTGGTAGGAGTGGAACAACTGCTAATAGTTCGTTAGAAGATTTATCTGACGGAACAGTTGCAACAATCAATACTGCAAATGCAAGTGGAGATCGTCCAGATGGCTCTGCTCCTCACGCTATGACAGAGTTCTATAGCTATGACCACGATTTGGTAACAACTTCTTGGAGTGTAAGTGGAAATACTGGATTAAATTGTGCTGGTAGTGCTGGAACAACAGATATGGCAAATAGTTTTGCTACTTGTGTTTTGACTGGAGGATCTGGTGGTGTAGATGTTGAAAATCTTTCTATAACTGGTGGAGCTTTTGGTAATTTAAAATTTCAGTTTACTACTGACGGTAGCACACCAAGTAGTGGAACATCTGGAGCATCAAGTATTACACAACTACAAAATTCACTATCGAGTTTTAATTCTGGAACACTAAAGATTAGACCAGGTTGGCAACATACACCGTCTAATAAAGACGGTACTGGTGCATTTAGTTTTACATTAAGAAGTAATGGTGTAGATAGTTCTGCAATTACTGGAAGTATTACATTTGAAAGTGGAGGAGGATTTGATCCGTAATGGCTATCACATACAGAGGTATAAGATTTGCAGGTTATAATAAACCTAAGAGAACACCTGGTCATAAAACTAAATCACACGCAGTTTTGGCTAAATCAGGTGGCAAGATAAAGTTAATTAGGTTTGGACAACAAGGTGTAAGAGGAGCAGGAAAGAATCCTAGAACAGCAGCAGCTAGAGCTAGGAGAAGAGCATTTAAGGCACGACACGCTAAAAATATTCGCAAAGGGCGTATGAGTGCAGCATATTGGGCGAATAAAGTAAAATGGTAAAGGATATAAAATGGAAATAGGTAAAGATAGTAAATTTACATTATCCATAGAAACTGGTATCAGTATAGCAGTTACTATTGGTATGGTAGTAGGTCTGTGGTATTCTTTACAAGCTGATATTGAAGAAGCTAAAAGATTGCCAGAGCCAGAAGTATCACGAATGGAGTATGATTTGAAAGATCAAATGATTCGTGATTCAATATTAAATACAGAAAATAAAGTAGATAAGTTAGAGGAAAAAGTTGATGATATTAAAGAAGATACAAAAGCTATTACTCAAACACTTATAGATATGAACAACAAATGAGGTTTAATGATGAATTATTATTATGGTATCTTATATTTAGTTGGTTTTTGTTTTTGGCTATCGCCATTACAATCTCAATCAGTTAATTTAGACAGCTTCCAAAAAATACAATTAATGAGTTTGGAAGAATGTGCAGTAGTGCAAGTAAATGCTTCTTGGAACTTTGCCAATAGGTTAAAAATAGAACAACTGAAAGATTGCTATATAGCAGAAGTTGATCTTGCTAATAAAAAAATTGGTGCAGTTATTCAAAAAGAGTGGAATATTAAAACAGTTCCTACTATAATTATATTTGAAAAAGGTAAAGAGGTAATGAGGTTTGAAGCAGGAATCTCAATGAAGTTTAATGAAGATGAAGTATTAAGAAAAATAAAAATGGAAATAAAATAATTTAGGAGATATTATGAAAACTAAAATGAAAAAAAAGAAAAAAGGTTTGACAGCAAAACAAAAGAAACTACCTATGGCTTTACAAAAAGCTATACTAAAAAAGATGCGTAAGTAATGCCTAGAAAAAAGAAAAGAAAATCGAGAGTCAATCAAGCAGGAAATTATACTAAACCTACGCTTAGAAAGCGTCTATTTCAAAAAATCCTTAGAGGAAATAAAGGTGGTAATCCTGGACAATGGAGTGCTAGAAAAGCACAGATGTTAGCACTCGCCTACAAACGAGCAGGTGGTGGTTATAGATAATGGCTCTCAAGAAATCACAGAAAAGTCTGCGTAGGTGGACAAAACAAAAATGGCGTACCAAATCTGGTAAACCGTCATCAAAGACTGGAGAGAGATATTTACCAGAACGCTTGATAAAAGCAATGACTTCTTCAGAATACGCATACGAAACTCGCAAGAAAAGAAAAGCAAAAAAAGCAGGAAAGCAACGAGCTAAGTATTCACGCAAAACAAGAAAAAGAATGCGTAGATATTCATAATTTGTTATATTCTTACAAATATTAATAAAGTAAGGAATACTATGAAACTAGAAGAACAACAATCAAAACTGAAAGAATTAGTAGATCAATTCAATCAATGCAATGAGCAAATTACAATGCTACAAGCAAATAATGCAGAATTGCGTATGCAAATAGCAAAACAACAAGGAGTTATAGAAGCACTACAATCTTTAGAAGAAGGCAAAAAAAATGCCAAAACTTAATGTAGTAGCAGGTATAATAGATAAAGTAGTAGATAAAATCGATGACTTTACTCTTGACAAAGCAGAAAAAGCACAACTTATACAAGAAATTAACAAAGCTCAACTTGAAGTCAATAAAGTTGAAGCAGGTAGTACAAACTTGTTTGTGTCTGGTTGGCGTCCGTTTGTTGGTTGGACTTGTGGTGTAGCGTTATGTTATCACTTCATACTTCAACCGTTCTTAACTTTCTTATTGTATGCCTTTGGCTACCAAATAGTGTTGCCTACTTTCGATATGGGAACATTGACGACGATACTTCTAGGTATGCTAGGTTTGGGGGGAATGAGGAGTTTCGAGAAAGTGAAGAAATCAGCGTAATGGAATTTGACGAAATAATAAAAAAGGTGTTAGAACACGAGGGAGGATATGTTAATGACAAAGATGACAGAGGTGGGGAAACAAAGTATGGTATTACTAAAAGATTTTATCCTGATCTTGACATCAAGAATCTTACTATTGATGACGCTGTTAATATCTATTACGAAGATTATTGGAAACCATCTAAAGCATCATTACTTCCCAAAGATTTAAGATACCCATATTTTGATTGTGTTGTAAACACAGGTCAATCAAGAGCTGTAAAAATATTGCAACAGGCGTGTAACAATAAAAATACATTTAAAATAAAAGAAGATGGTAAGATTGGTGCTGCAACTATATCAGCTTGTAAAAAATTAGAGGCAGATAGATTTATTTCATATAGAATTTTATTCTATTCTTTGCTAATTTCTGATAACCCTACACAAGAAAAATTTTGGTACGGTTGGTATAAAAGAGCCAAAGGAGAGTAAATGCCTACATACATTACATCAAGAGATTTAAAAGATGTTTTTCCAAATTTAGATGAATTTGACACAAAAAAACCTATATACAACTGGGTTGTAGATTCAGGCAGCAGATATGTTTCTCACGACTCTGGATTAGTAACTGCCTTGTTTGTTGATGGATCAAATCAAGGATCTGCACAAGCAAATAAAGCTTCAGTAGATGCTAATGGAGAGTGGTTTTACGATAGCACAATAGACGCAGTTTATTATTACAATGATTCAAGCACACCAGAAGATTTACTTATGGAAGCTGGAGAAGATTTTGCAACTCTCAAAACAAGAGTAATGAAAGACGCAAGTGATTATGTTGATTCTAAATTAGATTCTAACTTACCAAGAGAACAATTTTTATTGAAAGATGGAACATACGACTATCTTATTAGAAGATTAACTGCTTTAGTAGCAGCATTTTTTTTAGTTAGGGGTAAAAATCCTACAAGCGATATTGCAGAATCTTTATTTGATGAAGCACAAATGCACATCGCAGATTTAAATGCAGGTAAAGCAAAGTTGAGTTATATGAATACGGGAGATGCCTCCAAAGGTATTGTAAGACAAATATCTGTGTCTGGAAATCTTAATATTGTTGATACTAGAGGTAATTATTTTGGTAGCTATGATAGATTAAAAGTAATAGTTACAACTGGTGGTGCTATTGGAACTGCTAAATATTCTGTATTTGCAAAAGACGATAACACTTTAAAAAACAATCAAGTTGTGACAGATGAAGTTATAAATGGAGATTATCAAGATTTAGCAGCAGGTTTACAAATTAGATTTCAAGGATCATCAGATAGTTCTACTGCAACACAAAATGATGAGTGGGAGATAGAAGTAACTGGTATATATGAAGAAGTAGAGAATGCCTCTATGCGTTCAGTCAGAATGACTCGTAAAGATTTTAAACAGTTTTATCGAGGTAAAGATGGCTCTCGCATCTACTAATGCCTGGAAACTTGATATAGAAGAAACTATACAAAATGGTTTAAGAAGTGAATTTAAATCATCTCTACCAGTTTTTCGTTCTAAATTAAATAATATTCGAGGTAATCAATTTGCAATTATTAAAGGAGATACATCAAATCCTAATAATAATATGTTTTCTAAACTATCTAGTACATACAATGTTACAATAGATTTTTTTATGTTAGATAGAAAAAGAAATGACAATACTATTAAAAAATTTTTTAAAATAGTTTCGAGATTAGAAGAAACTTTATATTCTTTACTAGAGATTGATCCTACATTTAGCGTTGAAGTAAACTCAATAAATTATCAAGACGACGAGGACATTGAAGGATATAGAAAAGCAATATTTGAAATATCTTTGAGGAGTGTAAGATAATGGCTATATCATCAAACAACATTACTTATGAAAAAATTATGATTCCTTTAAGAGATAAACTACGCACAGAATTTAAAGGTGCATTGCCGATTTATTTTGATACAAAACATCAAGATATTGGAACGAAGTCATTGCGTATATATCCGACATCTCAAGAATTACAAGAAAAACGAACAAATAGTTTTATGAATCTATATAATATAGAAATGGATTATGTAATCAATACAAAATTAGACAACGAAAAAGCACTAGATGTTATGTACAAAGATGTAAGTCGAATAGAAACGGTTTTATTCAATAATTCTAATGGTGGAAGCATACCATATTTTTATGCAGCTATGCCTACCATAGAACACAATATTGATGTAGAAATACAAGATTCTTACGTTTCAAGAATATCAGTTCCAGTTCTATATGAAGAGGTACACGAAAAGTTTGTGAGATTTGTTACCTCTAATGATAAATTCTTTGTATTATCTAATGGATCTTTTTATATTGTAAGGAGTTAATTATGGCTAAAAAATATAAATTAAAAGACGAACTTATGCCTAGAAAACCTAGCTTTCTTAGGTTAAGCTATTCTGACTGGGCAAAACTTAATGGTGGCAAATCTGTAGAATTAGATAGTGTGCCAGAATTAGCAAAAGATTATTTAGAAGAAGTAAAATCAAAAGTAAAAGAGGTAAAGTAAAATGGCAAATCTAAGTACAGCATTTTCTCCAAAAGAGTTTGAGTTGGCTATTGCTCACGAAGCAACAGTAGGAACAGCAAGTTCAACGGTAGGAGATTATATATTAATGAATATTGATTCAATCGAAATGCCTTCATTGAATCCACAACAAGTTTTAGATGTAAGACACGGAGCAGGAAGAACTTTAAAAGAAGTAGATATGTTCCTATCAAACAATCTTACTATTAAAGAAATAAGTTTTTCAGGAATTGCAGACGCAACTATTTTACCAAAATTAGTCAAAAATATTACACAAGATGCAAGTGGTGCTTCTTCTATACCTGCATCTTACGATCCATCAGAATTAAAAATAGGCGATAGTACATCTACAGCAGATGTAGGAACATTTAGTGTATTATTAAATGTGCCATCAGCTAACAACTCTATGTTATTTACTGGTTGTGTTTTAACTTCATTTACTTTAAGTGGAGATATTAGCGAAGAATCAGGAAGAATTAAAATGTCAGGAACTTTTAAAACTGGCTCAAAACCAGATTTTACAAGCAACTTGAATCCAACAAGTACAGCTCACTTTAATACAAACTATTTTACAACAGATTATGGAGATGACGCAGATACAAATGCAGTAACAGTTATTGCAGGTGTTGCAGATCCTATTTTAAAATCATTTAGTTGTACTATTGAAAACGATGCTCAATTTATGGGATTCAATGCAGCAGGTAATCATCAAATTATTGCAAGAGCTTTACCAGAAGCATCTGTAACATTTGATTCAGTAATTAAATACGACGCAGATACAGACGGATTAATTGCTTCTTTTGAAGGGCAATCATCATCTACAGTAGCAAACACACTAACAGCAAAAGATAGTGTTACTAGAAATGTAGATTTCTCAATACCAAAAGCAATCATTACAGACGTATCTTTCTCAGAGGAAGAAGCTATGTTCTTGTCAGTTAGCACAAGAGGAGTAGCAGGTACTTCTGGAGATTTAGTTGCTATTACTATAGAGTAAACAAATAAAGGATAACTAATGTCTAAAAAAATAACACTCAAGAGTGGTGTAAAAGCTACCCTTGTAGAAATGTCTGTGGACAATTTTGATAAATGTATGGATTCTATACAATTTGAAGAAGTCGATGGAAAACAATTAATTAAAAATCAATTTGCATTAAGCACACTATGGATTAGAAATGGTGTTGAAGGTGCAGATGACAAATTTATTAAATCTTTATCTATAGAAGATAGAGTAGAATTACAATTAGCTATTCAGGAATACAATAGCTTGGGGGAATAGAAACCCTCTCACTTGAATTAAATATATTAATAGATGATTGGTGTGAGGGTTGTAAATATTCTACCTTTCCATATAAAGCTAAGTTACCTCTTAAAAAGAATAACAGCATTCACACCTTTACATCTATGGACGATGTATGGTATGTTGTAGATCTACTAAAACAAGAAGTCGAGGAACATAACGCTACTTCTGAAAAACAATTTGAAATACATCAAGCCATTATATCTCATATACCTTTTTTTACTTGTCCTAATCATTTTATAAGCAAAGAATATCAACGTGATATACAGAGATATACTTATTGTAAAAAGATGAAAGTACCTCCCTTTCAAGGATCATACGGAAATCAACCAAAAAAATGGATTGATAAGTGCAATGTTATAGAAAAAATGTTAAATTATATTCAATCACAACAGATAAAAAAAAGTAAAGATGGCTAAAAGATACGAAATAGAATTAAAGTTTTCCTCTCCTGGTGCAAAAAAACTAAGACAAGCACTAGATTCCTTAGCAGCAGCTCAAAATAGATTAGCTAAAAAACAATCTAAATTGAATGTCCAAAGCAAGATGGCTGAAAATGTCACACAGAAAATGATTCAGTCGCAAGAGAAACATCGTGTAGCACTATCAAAAAGTAGAGTACAAATTGTTCAACTTCAGAAAAGAATAGAGCAATTAAATCTCAAAAACAAACTACTCAAACAAAGAATAGATAAAACAACTGGCTCTTTCGGTAGATTAAGATTGGCTACTGCTGGATTGCAAAGACGACTTGGTGCTATTAGAAACACAATGCTTCTTTTTACTTTTGCCTTTGGTGCTGCCTTAAATGCAGTAAGAGGATTTATACAAACATCAATGCAGTTTGAGGCAGTTAAAGTGCGACTGAATGCAATGTTTGGCTCTGTAGAAAGAGGTACAGCAGCATTTGAAACATTCAATGAAGTAGCAGCAACCACACCATTTACATTGACTGACGTTGTTGAGGCTGGTGCAGCATTAAAAGCATTCGGTACAAACGCAGAAGAAATGATTAAACCTACTGCTGACTTAGCAGCCTTTATGGGTGTAACTGCTACTGAAGCAGCACAAGCACTTGGTCGAGCATTTGCTGGTGGTGCAGGAGCAGCAGACATTCTTAGAGAAAGAGGTATTTTACAATTAGTTCGTGATTTTAAAGGTATTGAAGATTTATCAAAACTAACATTGCCAGAATTTAGACAAGCATTAACAGATACATTGCTTGATCCAGCTTCTGGTATTGCAGGAGCTACAGACGCATTATCTAAAACAATGATAGGTATGACTTCCAATTTAGCAGACGCAGTTACTAGAATGGGTGCAGGTATTGGAGATTTAATTAATTTTAGAGGTGCTATACAAGGAATGACTTCCTTCTTTAGTTCTTTTGCAAATTTTCTTACTGAAGTAAATAAAACAAATGTAGATAAAATTAAAGAGCTTAATAAAGCTCTAGGTATTGAAATACCAGATGACACACTTAAAAAATCAAAAGAAGCATTAGAAATAAGACAAAAACAATTAGAATTAATATTAGATCCTACAACTAATCTTACAAAAGCAAGTAGCGATTTAAATAAAGCACTTGAAGATGAATTAGAGCTAAGAGAGTTTTTAGAAAGTTTTGGTAAAAAAACTGCTATGAGAGATAAAGATGGTGTGATGCGTACTAAAGGAGCAGTAATAGCAGAAGTTTCCAGAGCTGAAGCTAGAAGAAAAGCTCTTCAAATTCAAGTAGACGGTTTTAAAGAATTAGATGCAATACAACAAAAATTAGTTATTACCAATTTAAATCTTGATGTAGCCAATAGAGATGCTGTTGAAAGTTTTGCATCTGGATTACAACTATTAAATGATATAGCTGATAAAGAGCCATTGGATTTAGGACTATCATTTAGAATGCCTGAAACTGGTATTCAAGCATTTGCAGATGATATAGCAGATAAAGTAGCTTCTGTAGATAAAGATAAGTTAAACAGAGCTTTTGAATCATTATTAGAGTTTGAAACATTATTCCAGAATCAGCTTGTTAATGGATTTATGAACTCTTTCAATCAAATTATTGCTTTACAAAAATCAAATCTAGATCAAAGAATAAATAATGAAATAAAAGCATTAAAGAAAACAGACAAGTTTAGAAATGCTTCTATAGAACAAAGACAGACAATGGAAGATGATATTCGTGCTAAGTTTGCAGACGAACAAAAAAGAATATTTAAATTACAAAAAGCAATGCAAATATCTAAAGTTGTTATTGATACTGCAGCAGCTATCAATCAATTAATGCAAACAGCATTAGCATCAAAGTTAATTGATCCTACTGCAGTTATAAGAGCTAAAGCTATTTCTATTGCAATGGGAGCAGTTTCTGCAGCACAAATAGCAACTATATCTCAACAACAAGCACCAGCATTTGCTCGTGGTGGCTCTTTTGTCACGCAAGGAAAACAAATGATTATGGTTGGAGATAATCCAGGTGGTAGAGAAAGAGTAGATATTACACCATTATCAACTCCAGATTTTGCAGATGCAGGTGGTGGTGCAAGTATCAATGTAAATATTATGGGTAACGTTATTGGTACACAAGAATTTGTAAGAGATAATTTATTACCAGAGATTGAAAATTCAATTAGACGAAACCTTGCATAATGCCATTAACTGCTTCAACGGATTACAAAAATGCTTTGACTTCTACCATAAAAGAAGAGTGGATATTTGAATTAAGAAATAACACCTACACCGACGGCTCTGTCAATACGCAATACATAAGAGTCGGTACTGCTTTAGTTGGTAGTGGTGCTACACAATATCATTCACTAATTACTTCTTCGCCTTCAATAAGAGAAAGTATTGATTTAGTAGAGTCTACATCAAAGGTTGGAAACATTAGTATAACTTGTGTCAATGGACAATTATCAAATCATAGTAACGCTACTCTTGCAGCAGAAATTTATGGTGGCACAAGAAAATATATAAATAGAGATGTTGTGGTAAAGTCAAGAGTTGGTGGGCAAGAGAATACTATTTATACTGGAAGATTAAAATCAGTTAGATTAGAAAATCAAGATACTGTTACTATAGAAATATCAGCGAGAACTCCTATCGATTTTTTAAAGATACCAGAACATACAAGCAATGCTGGTAATTTTTTTCCAATATTTTATGGATCTGGAACACCACAAACATCTACTGTAAGTAGTCCTCAACTAATGCAATATAGTCCTGCAAAAGTATTTCCAGTTATGGTAGATAGTTTAAATAATGGACAATATAATTGTTTAGCACACGAAGCAGTAACAGATGGTAGATTACACTATCCAATAAAAGATTTATTTAGTTCTGACGGATTTCCAGTATTTGTTCCATTAGATGATGTACAAAATAACTCTTTTGATGATTATGAAGGTGCAACAAATGATACTGATAAAAATGTTTTATTTACAGATTTGGATTTAGAAAGAGCATATTTAGTTAGACCAGTTCAAAACATATCTATTACTTTGCCTAGCACAGGACTTCCATCTAATACTAGTAATTTTTCAGATAATAATGCTAATACTTCTGCAACTTGGAATTTTACTGCACCACAAGGAGATGGCACAGATAGTTTAAAGTTTAAGATTAATGATATATCAAAAGAAGAACACGAAATACAGGAGTGCAAATTGCATATAAAATGGGCAGTTTCTAATCATTCTGAAAATAGTGGTGGTACTATTGTTTCTACTTTAAGAGTGAAACCAACATATACTGGTTCTACTAATACTGTAGTTATTGACAACGAAACTGGTAATAGGACTGCTGCTTATTCTTCTGCGATAGATTTATTAAGCACAAGCACATTCTCAAATGCAAATGGACAAATACCTGATGATGTAGAAATAGAATTTTTAATCACACACAATGTTCAAGATAATAACGATAGTGCTGGTAGCGTAACTATTAGTCCATTTGATTTCTTTTTAGAAATAACTACAAAAATTACAGATACAGATAATCTTGCAAATTCAAGTGCAGTTACTGGAATCAAAAAACTATATACTGGAGCAGATGGACTTGATCAATCTTTTAATGCTGGTAACGTCGCAACTAATATAGTGCAAATGCACAGAGATTTGATTCATAGGTTTGGAGGTATAACAGATACTCCAGAAAATTATTCTGCATTAAACACAGCGAGAAGTAGTTGGACTGTATACTATTATTTACATAAACAAGAAGAGTTACAAAAAGTGTTAGACAAAACACAAAAAGAAGGTGGGTTTATATTTAGATTTAAAGCGAGTGATGGTAGCCCACAATACATTTATTTGGTAGATAGCCCTTCTACAAATCACACCATATCAAAAAGCGATATAACCAACACTAATATATCTCTTACTGCTTTTGACAACTTAATTACAAAAAGAGTTTTAAAATATCAAAGAAATCCAATTAATGATGAGTTGTTGTTTGAAAAGACTTTTACAGACACAACTAACGATCCGAGAGGTATTTATAATGTCCAAAGCGAAGAAAACGTTTCATCTGAAGATTTAGAAATATTGTCTGGTGCAATAGGCGCAGCCAATGGTAATATGGGTAGTGGTAATAAGAATGACGGCTATGCTAATTATTATAATGCGATTGAAGGTAATCCAAAAATATTAGTAGAAACCGAAATTATTAATCCAGGTAGTAGTGGTGGCTCACATTTTTATTTAATGGAAGTTGGAGATATTTGTGCTTTTGATCATACAGATATGATTGTAGAGCCATTTGGAGAAAGTTTCAATGGTAAAAAGTTTATGGTAGTTGGTATAATTAGAAATCCAGGCAATTTAAAAGTATCTTTGAGAGAAATATAAAAAGGATTAAATTTTATTATGCCAATATCATCAGTAAAATTCGGAGAAGATACAAACGGAACTAATACTGGAAATTATACACCCAGTCAAAATCCTAACATAGGAACAGAAGTATCTAAAAAATATGACGGTATTGTTGTAAAAAAATCTTTGGGTGGCGAAACTTATACTTTTGCTAATCACGAATCATCAAGAAGGCAAAGAAGATTGATTTACGAAAATATAAGCGAAACAAATAAAAACTTATTAGTAGCATTATTTGATTTTGCCAAAGGACAAAAGAACTCTTTTCATTATACAGAAACTGGAAATTTTTCAGATAGCTTTGAAGTTCGTTTTGTAAACAACAAATTACCAGTATCAGAAACAGCTTATAATGTGTATCGTGTTGAAATCAATATTGAAGAGCAGTTATAGAAAATTTTTCTTCTTAAAATACCCCTACATAGCCATAAAAAGACTCTTGATAGCATATCATAAGCGAGATAGAACAAAGTGGTATGACAACCCCAAATAATGCGTTATTTGTTAATATCCCTTTTTAACTCTGAAAATGTGCCAGGATCAACACCCCAACCTACTATCATACTAGGAAATGGTGCAGAATTAGGTAATTTGCCTTCATTATTATAAAAAGTTACTCTTCCTTTTATAAAAATTACTTCAGCAGATTTGTAGATATAGTTATGAAACCATTTCGTATCCGTTCTAGCAGGTAGTAAAGCTACCGTAACATAACCTCTTTCAAAATATTGATCATAAGCTCGTTTGATAAATTTTTCCATACCTCTACTATATGGTGGATTCATATAATTAGTTTCATACCATTCGTTTGTTAAACAGCTAAATTCTTTTGTAAAGTAAAGATCGCAAAGAGCATTGTCATCATCAGCACAAACATCGCAATCAAAATCAAAATAATAATTGATTGTTTCAAACAATTCGTACGGAGTGTGCCAATCATCTTTTTCAGATCTGAAAGCTACATCTTGATAAAATCTACCCTGAGCTTTTTTCGTCATCTTTATCCCTCAATCTACGCAATATAAGATTTTCTCTTATCTTGTTATTTTTTTTTGCTCTTTCGATTATGTTATTATTTTCTTCTCTCAAAGTTAATAATAATTTTTTGTACTTTTTTTCTATTTTTTTATCTATCATAATTTTATGGGGTAGCCGTAGCCAACCAGGTATTTGCATAAACTTATTAACAAGAAGGTAAGCTCCTATATTTAATTGTTTATATGTATACCAAACTACCCCAATTAGTTAAAATGGTAATTCTTCGTCTTTTGATTTAGGAATAGAAAAAGCTAACCCAAAATATTTTTTACCAGTTTTACTTTCGTTAATCCAAGCAGACACATTATAAACTTTTCCGTTTACATTGGCTTGTCCAGTATAGTCTGGGTGTGTATCTTTTTCTTTCTTTTCGTTTGTAAATATTGATCCCTTGTTTTCTTTGTGTTCGTAAGCCATTATTCCTCCAATAGGTTATTTATTTTTATTATTCTTCTTCCGATAATATATGGGATTTGTGGTACAACTCCATTTCCAAGTCCTTGTACTCTATCGTTATATCTGTCCACTTGTTGGGATAGCCCATAAGCCACTCTATCCAATTCGGATTCATTTTTAAGTATTTCAAAGGTTTTGATTCTAAATTTTCCAATTCCGTTATTTTGTTTTTCAATACTTTTATTTGCTCTTCTTTCGGAAGTTGGTTGTGTAGATACATTATTGCATCTTTCAGCTTTACTCCGTATCTTACGCCCTTTTTGTTCTTTCGACTGAAACTTCCAGTCTTGCTCATTTCGACATTCTTTACTGCTCCCCCTTGAACGTCTGCTGCTCTCGGTGTTGGATAATTCAAAATCTCTTCTTTGTAAAGTGTTTTTGGCAAACCGTTTTCCTCGAATTTTGTTCCCACTCTTCCCCTGAGTGCTGTGTAATTGTCCCTGAAATCTCTGCTCAATGGTGTCGAATAACTCTCTCTTGTATGCAATGATCCAAAGTCTTTTTCTGAGGTGTCTACCTCCAACATCTCTTGCTGATATAACTTGCCATTCTGCATCATACCCTGCTTTGGCAAGATCGTGCAAAACTCTTGTTCCTCCTTTATTAGCGAGGTTTGATACGTTCTCGATAAAAACCCATCTTGGTTGTAAATCGCAAATAACTCTCCACATTTCAAACCAAAGACTACTCCTCTCTCCATCTAATCCTGCTCCTTTTCCTGCTGTGCTTATGTCCTGGCAAGGAAATCCACCACTTATAATATCAACAGATTCTAAATTGTTTTTATTAACATCTCTTATGTCTTTATAATGATTAGCTTTTGGAAATCTTTTTTTCAGAAGTTCGTGACACCAATCATCAACCTCGCAAGTCCAGGCAGTTTCGATACCAGCCATCTCAAATCCAAGATCAATACCACCGATACCACTAAAAAGACTACCGTGTTTCATTTTAATTTCCATCTATAAGAAAATCTACCAAAGTTTCCAATGTGTTTATTTTTAGTCTTTACAATATATCCTTCGTTTTTTAAATCTGTAAAAGCTCTTCTTATAGAAGTCAATGGTGTTTTTTCGTGTATTAACTTCTGATCCTTTAAATCAAACTCCATAGTTTCTGGTGTATACTCATAGTTGAAGTTTTTTTGAAACATAGCCAGAACTATCTCTTTTTGATTTTTTGCTTTTCTTATGTTATTTTTTAAGTTTAATGATATTTCATTCGTAGTATTATAGTACATATTCCTCTCCTTGTTTTGTTTTAGGCAATAAGATATTATAGCTTTTTTAAGCCAATTTTTAACACAATGTGGTTTCATATTATCTAATCGTCACAATTTTCGCAATGTTTCCAGTTTGGATTCAATCCAACATACTCTTCTTGTGTTACTACTTTAGGTTTTTCCATTGCGTTTTTAACATCAAAAGCAACTTCTTTAATTGCTGGTGGCAATCTTTTTACCCAATGACTTCTGAGAATATATTTCAAGACTTGTGTTTCTTCTGGATTTAATTTTAACATCATATCGTTACCTCTTATATAACTATTTTATGTATTACTTTGTTTGGTTTTAGTTTGTTAGAAGATTTTGCATTATAACTTTCTAACTCTTCATCAATGTCATAACACTCATCTCCAACATTTTGTAAATCTATTTTCATAGCATCTATATTTTTATTTTCGTGAAAAATATAAATATTTTGACTTGCTCTTCCAGATAGATTTAATCCTTTTTCGCTGTATTCATTTGCTCCCACAAGCGAACTACTTCTACTTGCTATATCTCCTACTCTTGCAGAGTGTATGTGTCCAGAAATAATATAATCAATTTGAACACCTCTTCCAGAGAATCTCCCTTTTATTTGATTTACGCTTTTTTCGTATTGTGTAGTAAAACTTCCGTTTCCGTGTAATAGTAATAGATTTTGTCCAGCAATATTAACAACACATTCCGTAGGATCATCAACTACAAACTGCACATCTGTTTTTTTAAAGTAATGTCTTAGTATTTCAAAGATTACAAAGTCGTAATTATCTGACGCCATAAAGTCTGACCAACCCCAATCTTGTTTTAATCTACTTTCGTTCCCAGTTACACAAGCAACTGTCACAGAGTAATCTTTTCCAATGTCAAATATAATTTGCTGTAAAAGATCTACTGCTAAAAATACGGCTTTAGATCTATTTGTGGACATATTTAACATTTCATCTAATCGTCTGTCAGAATTTATTAAATCTCCAGTTATTGCAATTAAAACACTATCAATATTGTAAACTTTAAATATTTCTTTTGCTCTATTTACATAATGTTTTAAACGCCTAGCAGCAACTTTGAAATCATAATTGTTATGAGGTAGGGAAACAAGCTCGTTGAAATGTGTATCAGATATTTGCAAGACACCAACACTATTACCTTGTTTGACTTTTTTAAATTTAAACTCTGAAAAATTCTTTTGTTGCAATAATGCTTGAATATCAAATAATAAATTATGAACTGCGTTTTCGTATCTTGCATACTCTCTAAATGATTTCCTTTCT